GACAGGCCGCCCTTGGACAGCGCCGACTGCACGTCCTTGGAGGTCAGGCCGACCGACTTGAGGGCCTTCTGCGCCGAGCCGGTGGGGTTGACGAGCGCGGCCATGGTGAACCGCAGCGCGGTGGATGCCTGGTCGGCTCCGATGCCCTGCGCGGTCATGGTCGCCATGGCGCCCATCACGTCGTTGAACTTGACGTGGAGAGCCGACGCCATCGGCAGCACGTTGTGGAGGGAGCCAGCCAGGGCGCCCATCGTGGTCTTGCCCTGCGCGACCGTCGCCACCAACTGGCTCGTGACCTGGGCGGCCTTGCTGGTCGGGACGTTGTAGTCGGTCATGGCCGTGGTCAGACCGTCAGCCACGACCTTCATGTCCGCGCCGCCGACCGTCGCGCCCTCGGCCGCAGCCTTGAGCACCTGGAGGCCCTTGGCCCCGTGGTACCCGGCCGACTCGATCAGGTACATGCCGTCCGCGAGGTGCTCCGGCGTCTGGCCGACCGACCCGGCCAGGTCGAGCATCCCCTTGCGCACGCCCTCAAGGGCCTGCTGCGACTCCCCGGCGCCGGTCACCAGGCGGGTGGTGGCCTCCTCGTAGTTCCGGGCGACGTTGATGGACGCTACGGCCACCAGGCCGGTGACGCCGATGAGGCCGAACATGGCGACCTTGCCAGCACCGGCCAACTTGCTGAACCCGGACGACTTCTTGGCGGTGCCCTCCAGGCGGCCAACGGCGGCCTCAGCCTTGGACGTGGCGGCCACCAGGCCGGTCGAGTCACCCGTGAGCCGGGCGAGCACGGTAACGACGTTGCTCACCGTGCTCGCCTCCTATCCTTCTGCCTGCTTCTGCTCGAACGGTTCGACTATCTCGATCAAGGCCCGCCACTCGGTGTACTCGGCGCTGGACATGGCGGGCATGTTCTGCACCCAGCGCACCTGCGGCGGCTCCCACCACCTCTCGGGGTCCTTGAACACCTCCCTGTGCCACGGACCGCCGTACAGCACCTCGCGTACGGTACGGCCGGTCCGCTCGGCGATCAGGAAGGCGAGTCGCCGGTCTCCGTCGAGGAGGAGTCTTTTCCCGCCTTGTCCTTGGCGTCCTCCTCCAGGCCCGACAGGCGCATCGCCACGGCCGCGATGCGGTCGACGGCGGCGCTGTTCTTGGCCTCGATGAACTGCACGTCAGCCCGCGTGAACACCGGCTCGCCGGTCTCGGGGTCGAACGTGCTGCCGATGACGAGCGCGGGCGTGAGGGCCTTCACGTCCATCTCGCCGTCCTTGAGGCAGTCGGCGAGCATCTCGCCGCGTGCCCCGGCCGTCATGCTGCGCACCTCGACGGTGACGCCCCACTCCGGGATGGTGACGGACTCCGAGGTGATGTCCTCGACTGCTGCGATCTTGTCCCTGATGGACACGGTGGTCACTCCTTTGGTTGGTCGTGCTGGACAGGATGGATCAGAACGTGGACCGGGTGACGGCGCCCGTGATCTGGAGGCCGACCGTGATCGTGACGACCGCCGAAACGGACCCGTCGATCTCGTAGTCCGACACCAGGCACTCGGCCGTGTAGGAGGGGAACGTGGACGTGGAACCGGCCGGGCCGTACACGATGGTCGCCGAGGCGAGCGTGCCCGCCTGGAGGGCCGAGATGAGGCCGTCCATGTGCGCGTCCACCGTGGCGTCGAACGTGCCCTTGAGGGTGATCTTGTTGTCCCGGACGCCGACGATGTACGTCTTGTCCTGGTTGCCGAACGAGGTCGTCTCGCCCATGTCGATGGACTTGGGGAACGCCACGTCGTTGAAGTACTGGCTCAGGTCAACGGGCGTGCCGGAACCGTTGTCCAGGTTGGTGTACGAGTTCTTACCGTGCCGGAAGGTAGCCACCGCCCGGACCTCCTTCGGTTATGCGCGCGTCGCCGCGACGAGGATGGACGCGGACCCGGTTGAGCCCGCCACCGTGTACACGACACGGAGGTACTTGTTGATCGTGGTGCCTGCCGCGATCAGGACGGCCTGCGCCGTGGTGGTGGCCGCAGGGACCGTGGTGAACGCCGAGCCGAGGTCGGCCCACGCGCTGTTGTCCGGGGAGTGCTGCACCTTGACGGCGATGGTGCCGTTGCGGGTGTTCACCGGCACGAACAGGTAGATGGACGCGCCGATGGGGCTCGTGGTCGCCGCGTTGCCCGGGTCCAGGTAGCCGGTGCCGTTGGCCGTGGCCGAGACGACCTCCAGGCCGTTGGACAGGATGCGGCCGCCGCGTGCGCCGCCGCTGGCCTGGATGGAGCACTGCACGCCCACCACGTCGGAGACAACCGCGTCGACCTCCAGGCTGGCCTCCTGGCCCTGCCCGACCTCGATCCGGTTGCCGTAGACGAAGCCGAAGTCGTTGGCCACCGCGAACGGGAAGTTGGCGGTCGGCCGCGAGGCGATGGTGACGGACAGGCCGGAGCCGGTGCCGGTCGTGACGTGGCTGAGGACCGCCGTGGTGCCGTTGGTGACGGACGCGATGGTGGTCGGCACGAAGATGTTGGTGCCGGAGACGCTGGCGCCCACGTCGTCCTGCGTGAAGTTGGCCGTGGCGGACACCAGCGAGGTGTCGGTGTTGGTCACGGCGTCCTTGAGCAGGCGCGGGCCGCCGACGAGGGTCTCCATCACGGTGTCGGCGTCCAGGAACACCCCGGCGTCGTACGAGTACCGGCCCTTGAAGGCGTACTTGCCGTCGTGCTCGCCGGGGATGTAGGTCTTGTCGTTGAGGCCGAACACCGTGGTCTCGGTCATGTCGATCTGGCGGCCGCCCGTGGCCTGGTTCAGGTACGGGGTGAGGTTCCACCGGCCGAGCATGACGCCGATGTTCTTGCCGTGCCGGAAGTTGGCCACGTCACTGCTCCTTGGCGTCGGCGGCCTGCGCGGCCTCGGGCGTGTCCAGCGGCGTCACGAGGCCCTGCTCGATGAACTCCTTGGGGACCACGGCGGTGAAGGTCTCCCCGGCCTCGATGCGGCCAGCCTTGGGCAGGTCGAGTCCGACCTCGGCGCGGTACGCGCTCGGCTCCTTGGTGGCCATGGCACCTCCTGGGCGTGCGAGGGCGGCCACCACAGGGCACCAGGCCACACGCGCGGTGAACAGCCCACGGGGGGACGACGTTCGAGGCCCACCGTAGCCCGTAGTCGGCGGGGGCAAGCCGGACGCCGCGCCGAGTAACGCGGGAGCCCCTCGGCCTCGCGCT